TCCTCACCCTCGGCAGGCGCTGCAGATCGACCGGCTGCAGCCGTCATGCCATCCACGCTGAGCGCCAGGCCCTTGCCGCGGGCGTCGGCCATGTCGGTCTCCAGCTCGGCCATCACTTCGGCGGGGATGAACCCAAGGGAGCGCTGCACTTCGCTCAGGCTCATAAACCCAGCCTTCACGCCTTCGATCAGCGCGGTGATCTCTTTGGCCGGGTCCACCAGTTCGCGGCGGGGCGGGGTCCAGATCATGCGGCGGGGGCCACGCACTTGGGCCAGCCGGGCGGCCTCGTTGAACCAGCGATGCACCGGGTCGAGCACCTGCGGGATTGTGATGTTCCAGCGCCAGGCTGCGACGTTGCGGTGGAACTCCAGCCACCCCATGCGGGCGCTGCTGAAGTTCACGTCCGACAGGATGCCGGTCAGGGCCTCGAATGTGATCCCGTAGCCCGCCGCCACCGCGTGGAGGTGGTGTTTCTGATGGCTCACGTAATCCGGCGACTGGGGCGGATTGGCGAAGGTGATCTGCTTGCCATCCGGCAGAATCTCAATCGCGCCCGGCTCCAGTGTTTCAGTGAGCGCTGTGGTGCTGGCCAGGTCACTGGGCTCGTTGGAATAGACAAACGCCGTGAAACAGGCCGCGATCTTCGTTTTCAGCAGCATCGCCTGGGTGATGTCGTCAATATCCCGCAGGTGCAGGAGCACCGCCGACCCGAACGGCACGCCGATCGCCTGGCCGGCGCGGTTCACCTCATACGTGTGGATGATCTCGCTGGCTGGCACGAAGTCGCTCTGAATCTTCACCCCGTTCCATTCCGTCTCGCCGGGGTGGGTCTGGCGGATCCAGTACCCCTCCAGCCGGCCATCCCGGTCGTACTGCTGGCCAAACTTGATCCGGCTGCCGTCGTCACGGCTGAAATCCAGCATGTCGGGCTCCATCACCTGCAGCCGCAGGCCCACTAGCCCCTGATCGGCCAGCCGCTCATCCATCCGCCGCCGGATCAGGCAGCTGCCGCGCACGGCGGTCGTTCTCGCGATCAGCGACTGCAGGCCGTACCAGTTCAGTTTCCCGGCGTAGTCGCACTCGATCGTGTCCGCCCAGTCGTTCCAGGCCTGCTCATACCGCCGGCTACCACCCTGCGGGCTGCCGATGATGCCATCCCCCACCCAGTTGTTGACGATCACCCGAACCGCACGATTGGCCCAAGGGTTGGAATCCACCAGATCCTGGTGCCGCCGCGTCAGCAGCCGCCAGGCGGTGCGGATGTCGGCATTGGGTCCGCCGTTGCGGGTGTACCAGTTCTCTGTGCGCCTGGATTCCTTTGCCGACTCAAACGCCCGCAGGTGGGTGATGGCCAGCTCTTTCTGCGCGGACTTGAGCGCCAGCTCCAGCTGATCGCGGGTGGGTCGCTTGGCCATCAGTCCCTCTTGAAGCTGGCGTAGTGCCGGCGGCGGCCAGCGCCGGCGATGCCAAGATCCTCCTCCATGGTGGCCTTGAGTTTCATCATGTCGCTGAGGTTCCGGTAGCTCACCTGCCGGCCGTTGCTGCTGACGGTGGTAACGCCCTCGGCAATCGCAGCCACCAGATCCTCGTACTGCTGCTGCGTGAATGCCATTGGCGACACCTCCTAGGTCAGGCTACCGAGCGAGCCAGGTTCCCTTGCGGCGCTCGACGGCGGCAGGGGCGGGAGGGGCGGTGAGCTGGGCTTCTAGCTGCTCCCACATCGTCGCCCGGTTGTAGCGGCGCTTGAGCAGCTCCAGCATCGCCAGGCAGTACACCTTCAGGTCGAGGGGCTCGTTACGGGCGCCGGAGGGCTTGACCCACTCCAGCACCTGAAACCCTTTGACGTAGCGCGGCTGCAGCCGTTCACACGTGAGGCCTTGCAGGTAGTCCTCTGTGGTGGCGTTGTCGAAGTGGATGCAGCCAGGGCCCGGTTCATCGATCTTCAGGCGGCTGTAGATCGTGCGCTTCAGGCCGTGCGTGCCCACCAAGTAGAGCGCCACGCCGTTCTTTACGGTCTTGCCGCGAAAGGTCACGTCCTGTTTCGAGGGCTTGCCCAGTACCGGCGCGCCGCGGTTGCTGCTGCCCTTGATCGCCACCACGCCCTCGCGGGCATGCTGCCGGCAGTATTCGTAGCCCTCGTTGGTGCGGTGGCCGCCGGTGTCCACCGCGCAGAGTGTGGCCCGCATCGTGCCGCCGCCCTGCCGGGGCCAGTCGATCTCGCGGATGGTGGTCACCTGCTCCCACGGCTCATCCATGCTTGGGTCGCCGTCGATCTTCTGGTGCCAGATCCGCCAGGCTTCTTCACCCTTGCCGTATCCCCACACCGACACCTCCAGCCAGGAATCCTGCACGTCCACGGCCATCACCACCGCCAGCACACCAGCAGGGCAGCTGCCGTGGTCGTAACCGCCGACGCGGGCCATCAGGCCATCGGCCGAGACCTTCGCCAGACTCTCATCCTCCCAGGCTTCGGCGGCGCGCTTGTTGACCCAGCCTTTGAGCAGGAGCGGGTCACCTTTGGCGCGCAGGAACTCATCGCGGATCTGCTCCCAGCTGGTCCAGCCCAGCGGCGCGTACCAGCCGGGCAGGTGGAACCCTGCCGTCATGCCGTCACCTTTGGCGGTGGGTGTCCAGATCGCTTTGCTCAGCATCTGCTGCTTGTGGTACTGAGCCACCCGTTCACCGCAGGTTGGGCACTGGCAGAACACCTCACCATCCGGCCGATCCCAGACCATGTGCTCTCGCCAGCGGATCACTTCATGGGCGCCGCAGCAGGGCATCCAGGCGTGGTAGTACCGGCGATCGGATCGCGTCTCAAACTCTTGGGTGATCCGGCAAGCGCCTCGGCTGCCGGGGGTGCTGGTGATCAGCACCTTTCCCATCGGAAACGTCGAGGTCCGCGCCTCTGCGTTCTCCAGCGGGTCGCCCTTGTCGTCGGCCTCCATCGGATAGGAGCTCACCTCATCAGCCGCCAGGTAGGCCGCCGGCATGGACTGCAAGCCGCTGCCGCTGTTGGCGCCGGTGAGCACGAACAGGCCGCCGTCGAACTCCTTGAGGAACATGGTGTTCCCTGAATCCCTGGACCGGGCCGGGGCGATCTTCTCCACCAGCTGGGGCGTCTCGCGCAGCAGCGGATCCAGCCGTTGGCGGTTGAGGCGCTTGGCCATGTCCAGCGTCGGTTGAACCAGCAGGGTGGGGCCTGGCCACAGATCGATGATCGATCCCAGCCAGTTCAGGATCACCTCGGTCTTGCCCATCTGGCTGCCGAACATCAGCACCACCCGCCGGGTCGCGCTGCTGGGGCTCAGGCAGTCCATCGGCTCCCGCAGGTAGGGGGTGCGCTCAGTGCGCCAGGGGCCTTTCTCGGCAGCACCCTTGCCGCTCAAGATCCGGTGCTGATCAGCCCACTCGCTCACCGTCGTGGCCGACGGCGGGGCCAGCGCCGCTAGCAGGGCATCCCGGTAGAGCAGCGCGCCGTCAGCCATCGGCCAGCACCCGCAAGGCCGTGCGCAGTTCTTCGCTCAGCAGCCGGTGCACTTCGCCGCTGTCTTGGGCTGCAGCCAGCAAGGGGGCCACACGGTTTGGGATCGAGAGGATGTTGTCGCGGATCTGCCGGCCCAGCGTGCTGGCCATCCGTTTCACGTCGGCGGTGGGCACCAGTTCCTCGCGCTCCTTCAGGGCCTGGAGCCGGGCAATCTCGGCGTTGTAGTGCTCCTTCCGCTCCCGGCTCACATCCAGGCCGGGGATCTGGTCCTCAGGCAGGCCCATGATCAGGGTTTTGAGCTGCTCGCCGGTGGCGGTCGGCACCTGGGCCGGGGGTGGTAGATCGGCGCCCGGCTCCAGTGGGCGGCGATCACGCTGCTTGGCCTCTTCGGAAACCTTCTCCGATCCGTTGCGCGTGGTGTTTCGGTCCCAGAGCTCTAGGGCTTTTTCACGGTCGAGCATGCGCCGGCCGTTGCGCATGACAACTGCGTCTGCGATTCGGTTCTTGATAGCGCCAGTTACTGCAGGCTTTGAGACTTCCTTGATGCGGGCAAACTCCGCAAAGCTGACCAGCACTTAACCCCAGAGTTAACCATTAAGTTAAGGCTACCGATCTGGTTAACCCCCGAGCTGGGGTAGGGGATCTCATATCGATGCGCGGCGCGTCCTGGTTAATCGGTTCTCAATAGTCCCGCTAGGAAAACCGTGCGCGACGAGACGACC